GAAGGAGAAAAGGATGACCAAATATCGATTGAGGGAACATCTTATAAAGAACCAGGAGAATACCACATCGGTGCAAACAAAGGTCAAATGTACCACATTGTTTTGGTAAAAGACCATTCGGAAGATGTGGAAAAGTTCGAACACTTTGACCAATTTGAGGCTGTGTTGTTTGATCCACTGGAATACGTATCTGGTTTGATTCCATGTGGATGGTATGGTGTAGTGGCAAAAAAAACAGACAACTCACACAAATTTATCGAGGACGTGGTTGACAAACTCAAAAGTTTGTTGTAGAATACACATCATCGAAACAGAAAGTTTATTATGATTCTTATTGACTTGAACCAAGTGCTATTGGGTGGACTGATGGCACAAATTACTAATAAAAAGACCACACTTGATGAGGACTTGATCCGTCATCTTATTCTGAATACTTTACGTTACAACATCAAACAATTCCGTAATGAGTATGGAGAAGTCGTATTGTGTTCTGATAACCGTAAGTATTGGCGCAAAGAACTATTTCCATTCTACAAAGCAGGACGTAAGAAAGCACGTGAAAAATCCGATTTGGATTGGCACTTGATTTTCGACATGCTTGCCAAGTTTAAACTGGAACTACGTGAAAACTTTCCATACAAAGTGATTGACGTTGAGGGTGCAGAAGCGGATGACATTATTGGTACACTAGCACCACGTGCAGTTCACCACGAAAATGTATTAATTCTATCCAGCGATGGAGACTTCCTGCAATTACAACGTTACAATACCGGCAAACATAAAATTAAACAATATAATCCATCACTGAAAAAATATGTTAAATCTGAACAACCTCTCTTGGAGCTCAAAGAAAAAATTATTAGGGGTGATAAGGGAGATGGTATTCCTAATATTTTTTCTCCTTCTGATTGTTTTGTTCGTGATATGAGACAAAAGGCTATCACACAGAAAATCTTGGATAAATTGTTAACTGAGGATGTAGATAAGTGGAATGAATCGGAAAAAATCAACTTTGCTCGTAATGAAACATTGATTGACTTGACTTTCATTCCAGTTGAAATCAAAGAGAAAATCATAAATACTTACGAAGAGGCAGTACCAGCATCTAAGTCTAAGATGTTGAATTATTTTATTGACAACAAGTTGAAAAACTTAATGGACGTTATTGAGGAATTTTGATGGCTAAAAACATTTATGAAGTTTGGGATGAATTTGAACAAGCAAAGAGCAAAAAAGCAAGGATGCAAGTAATTGCTAACAACCTTTCTAAGACGTTACATGATGTTTTGCTTTTAACCTATCATCCTGATTGCCAATGGTATTTTGATGAAATGCCACATGAGTATACAATTAAGAATGTGCCGCCTGGTATGGGTTACACACAATTATCAACAGAGATTCGTAGGTTGTATATGTTCCAAAAAGGACATACAACAGCTGAGAATCTATCTGAAAGAAAGCGCAAGGAATTACTCCTTGAATTTTTAGAAAACCTTGAGCCACGTGAAGCTGAAGTTGTTATGGGTATCTTTCAAAAAGACCAACATGTGAAGGGATTAGATTATAAATTTGTAAAAGAGGCTTTCCCGAATATGTTGCCTTAAATGCCCATAAAAGACAGAATAGTTGTTATATCAGGTGAATTTGATCCAGTATCATCCAAAGATGTTGAATTTATTGAGAAGTGCCGACAAAAAGGCCAATGGCTTATTGTCGGACTTCATTCAGATTGGTTTATGCTATATGCTCGAGGCGGAGTAGTCCAGAAGTATGAAGAACGATACAAAATATTATCCAAAATAAAATACGTAGATGAGATTTTTTCATTTAATGACCAAGACGGTACAGTATGTAACCTATTAAGAATGGTCAAGATATGCTATCCAAATTCCGATATTACATACATTTCGGAAGACGATATGCTAAACATGCCTGAATCTAAAATACGAGGCATAACTTTCCACAAAATGCAACAGGAGTAAATTGAAGTGTCAAAAAGTAAGTTTCGTAATAGAGACTATGAAGATGATTATTTGGATAAACAATCCGAAAAAAAGAAGGATCGTAAAAAGCAAAAGACTAAGGTAAAATATTTTGATGAGTTTGAGTCCTATGAGTCTCGCCGTCAATATGATAATAAATCACAACGATTCCGATATTAATGTTGTAAAAATACAACAACACGCTTGACAATTTCTCCTAGTTTGATATAATATACTTTGTTCGTTCGGAGTTTATTATGATAATTCACGGCAGAATTCAAAAATCTAAAAAACGTAAAACCCCAAAGGCTGTACAAGCACAGCATGATGAGTGGTTGACCAGTATCCAAAATATGTCTACTGGTTTTTCACGTAAACCGGTAAAAACTGCGGTTAAGCCTTTTGTGTTTAACCAGCCAGTTTTTCGCCGTGAAACAGAAAAAATTCCCAGCAAAAATCCACACAACATGGCGCCATGCACGAAAGCGGCCGATAAAGTCTATACTGGCGACAAAATGATTGGTATTGGCACTTTACATAAGTCCAATGCCGTTCCAGTTTTTCGTGTTGAGGATGCTGAAGATATGGCAAAAATGCGGAGATGAAAATGAAGGAAAGAAAATTAAACTTTGTTGTAAAATTACAACGTCCGGTGTGTAGAACACCAATTAAGCCTTTACAGACACACAAAAATGATGTAAAATATTCACGTAAATCTAAACACAAGGAGAAGTACAGTGAGCAAGCATGATAATGAGTGGGATGAGGTCATTGGTGAATTACAATCCATGTCAGTTGATGAATTAGAAGCGTTTGTTCCAGTCGTGGAGGCACTAGCACGTGCTAAATCGACTGGTTTTTTGTTTGATGAATATGTAACTTTACAATAATGGTGAAAAAAATGCAACAACAACAAGATATTGTGCGAGCAGATTTGGTTTGTAATGAAATCCCAGCGTGGAAACGTTTAGATAATGCTATCCGAAGCTGGGTTATTCAACGACAATTTGAAGAGCAACTCGAAAATTACTCAAAATTGCAGGAACAATATAAATGAAGTCGCAATTAATTGGTGAAAATATACTTTTGCTAACTTTTGAGAAACAAAAAGAGATAGCAATGACATTTTTTCGTGTCCAAGAGTTTTATGAGTCTAAAAAACCAAGTTTAAAAGATAGATATTTTACGGCTTTCGGTTTCCTAGATGCATTAATGAACGATGATGGTGAAATTGACTATTTTTCAGAATGGAATGGTTTCAATATTCCTGGAAATGTGTTCAAAAAATGGGAAGAATGTGTTCCAGAAGATGCTTTTACTCATTATGAGCACAAAATGCTTATTTCAATATCCGAAAATATAAAAACTAATGATTTTTACATTATCGGTTGTTTGGAAAAAGACAAAAACACACTAAAACATGAAATTTGTCATGCTCTATATTACTTGAATGATGATTTTAAAATCGAAATGACGGAAATCCTAAAAGATTTTCACATCAATCATAGACAGGAGTTTTCTTTACTCCAAGATACGTTATTTAATGATTTTGAGTATGATTATAATGTGCTTTATGATGAAACCATAGCATGGCTTACGACAAGCACTAAACGGGAAATTGTTGTGGATTTAGGATGCGACTGGATTTCCGTGGAACCGTATGTAAAACGCTTCAAAAAGGTGTTGCGTAAATACAACAAATTCAAAATTTGACTTGACGGCACGTAGATTTCATGTTATAATAACACATTAACTCGGAGAATGTATGTCTATCGAATCAAAAGCGATTCTTGCAAAGTTGATGGCACAGGAAAACCTGCATATTGAACAACGTGCCGTTTCCACAGCTTCTTTCAACACCAAAACTCGTGTGTTGACTGTGCCAATCCTGAATAATGATATTAAACCTTGGACTTATGACCTGTTTATGGGTCACGAAGTTGGCCATGCTTTGTGGACTTTTGCAGAAGATTTAGAAAAGGCCTTTGAGCAAAAAATTAATAAGGCTATTTGCAATATCGTTGAAGATTCTCGTATCGAACGGTTAATTAAAGTCAAATATCCTGGCTTAAAAAACTCCTTCTCTCGTGCATATAAAGAATTGTTTGCTGATAACTTTTTCGGCACCGATGGTCTCGATCTAAACAAAATGAATTTCATTGACCGTATCAACCTATATTGTAAGGTTGGTGTGGCTACTGGTATCAAATTCAATGATGAGGAATCGGTTTTGTTGAAGGAAGTTGAAACTACACAAACCTTTGATGAAGTAGTTGAGGTTGTGAAGAAAATCCAATCTTTGATGGAACAACAAGAGGAAGAAGAACGTGAAAAACGAAAAATAGTTCAATCCTCAGATGATGATATTGATGATGAAGAATTAGAAGAAATGGATGATGAAGATGGTTCCGATGAATTGTCACCATCCGATATTTCCGATGGAGAAGATGAACAACCATTGAATGACGAAAGGGATGGTTCTGGTACTGGTGGTGCCGATAAAGTAGAAGATTCTCCAGAAATCACTTCACACACCGAACAAAAATACCGTGAAAACGAAAAAAAGTTGTTTGCTGAAAATGCAAAAGAACGTGTGTATGCTAATGTTCCAAAAGTCGATATTAAAAAAGCGGTTATGGATTACAAAGAAGTTTATTCCCGTTGGCATCTTGAAATGCGTTTAAAAGAAGATCGTGTAAATGTTAAAACGGATGATTTTATCAAAATTCGTAACAATTCATCCAAGACGGTTTCATATCTTGTTAAAGAGTTTGAGCTTCGTAAAAATGCGGATCAATTGAAACGTACTACAACCGCCAAAACTGGTGATTTGAACATGAATAAAATATTCTCATACAAATTCAATGAGGATATTTTTAAGAAAGTCTCGGTTAATCCTGGCGGCAAATCTCATGGACTGGTGATGTTCTTGGATTGGTCTGGTTCTATGGGTCCACATATTGATAACACCATTAAGCAATTAATCTCCTTGGTGTTGTTTTGTAAGAAAGTGAATATTCCTTATGAAGTGTATGCTTTCAATACTCCAGGTTCTTACTACCATCAACATGAACAAGCTTGGTACGAA